ATACAGGGTGCTGTTCTATTATAAAACCATGTGAAACTGCTTGCCCTGGCTCTTGCCAAAACATAAAAAGAATGATTGAACTGTATTGGTAAATTTGAAATTAACTTTTCAAGTTGAAGGTTCGGTTCGATTGTGCATACAAAGGAAGTCCATCACACATGAAAAGACATATTCACCCACTTAATAATCAGAATTGCACCTTGTGGGAAGCAATATGTGATATGGAAAACCTGAAACTTGCACACCAAAATGCGAAGAAAGGCAAAGGGTGGTATGCAGAAGTAAAAATGGTTGATGAAAATCCCGAATACTATCTTAAATTACTTCAAGAAATGCTGCTGAACCACACTTATAGAACTTCTGAATATACAACCTTCATCAAACAGGACAGCGGAAAAGAAAGAGTTATTTATAAGCTTCCTTACTTTCCTGACCGCATATGTCAATGGGCGATATTGCAGGTCATTGAACCAATACTGATAAGGAATTTTACCAATGACACTTATTCTGCTATACCAGGCAGGGGAATTCATCAGGTGTTTCAAAGAATACAAAAGGCGGTTCAGAATGATGTTCCAGGTACACAGTATTGCTTGAAGCTTGATGCAAAGAAATATTACCCTTCCATTGACCACAACATCCTGAAAGACAAATACAGGCGGTTGTTCAAGGACAATGACTTGCTTTGGTTACTGGATGAAATTATTGATTCAACACCAGGTGACAAAGGCATACCTATTGGGAATTACCTTTCACAGTACAGTGGAAACTTTTATCTGTCATCCTTTGACCACTGGCTGAAAGAAGTGAAGGGTATCAAGTATTATTACCGTTACATGGATGACATTGTGATTCTTTCAGATTCAAAAGAACATCTTCATCAGTTAAGGAAAGAAATTGATGAATATTTTAGAACTGAATTGAAATTAAAAATCAAAGAAAACTGGCAGGTGTTCCCCACTTTCAGCAGGGGAATTGACTTTGTTGGTTATAGAATATTCTTGGGATATTCACTATTGAGAAAGACCACCTGCAAACAGATGAAGGTCAAGATGGTAAAAATCAGAAAGAAAGTTGAAGGCGGTCAGGAAATGAATCATTCAGAATGGTGTTCAATCAATTCATACAAGGGGTGGTTGATGCATTGTGACAGTTACAGATTAAGTATGAAATACATTGAACCTATTCAGAAACATGCAAATGACTATTACATCAAAAATATTAAAAGAAAGGCAGCGTGAACCAAATGATTGATTATGGAAGGCAAAGAAGCACAGTGAAACCTGAACCAATGGTTCTTGATGAAAGCAGTGTTTGGGTACACACCAACATCCAGGAAGTAGAAGAAACGGTTGGTGAAGAAGTGTTCAGCGGTTATGAATTCAACATGGTGCAATACACCAAGGATGAATACATTGGCAAGTTGGACAACCAACTGACTGACACACAGCTTGCCCTGGTTGAAGTCTATGAATTGATTTTAGGATAAGAAAGGAACGGTGAATCAGAGTGGCAAAAGTATATGCAGACCTTATCAGGAAAGGTCTTAAAACAATAGATGATGTTCCTGACAAATTGAAGGATGCAGTTCAAGCATTATTGGATGCTGATTCAGATGCTTAAATTACTTTTATTTTTATTCAGAAAGGATGTGAAGGATATGGCAGTTGTTTATGCAACCCTAATTGTGAAGGGCAAGAAAAAGATTACAGATGTACCCATAACAATCAAGGAACAAGTCAAGCAGGTTTTAATTGACCTGGATTGCAGTGATTTGGCGGTAGAATAACATTATAATCAGTAGGGGGTATAAAGATATACCCCCGAAGTAAAACCCCCTTACAGGTCATTCTGTGGCTTGTGAGGGGGTTTACTTTAAGAAAGGGGGTATGTCTATATGACAATTGAAGTTGCCCTTCTGATTTCGGGTGTATCAGTGGCATTTGGAATCATACAGGGGTTATCTAACATGAGAAGAAATAACAAAGCAGATGATAAAAATGATGCAACACAATTGACCACTGTTATTGTTAAGCTTGAAAATATTGCCAATGGTGTTGCTGAAATCAAATCAGAAATGACCAATGTCAAAGCTGACATTAAGGAATCCAGGGAAAGACTTATCAAGGTTGAACAGCAAGTGAAAGTTCTGAACAAAACTGTATTCAAAGGTGATGTTTCAAATGAGTAAGAAAAAGAACAGATTTTCCAAGTTCATTGTGACCTTGGTTATTATTCTGAACACAGTTTTCACTGCTGCTGTTTTGTATGCATTCGTAAGAACAGGAAGTGAACCAATGACTTTAATTGGTGCATGGTTTACCTTCACAACAGGGGAACTGTGGATGCTTTCAAGTATTAAAAAATCCAAAGTAAAGAAAGATGGTGAAAACAATGAAAATCAATTGGAAACAGAAGCTAACAAGCAGAAAGTTTTGGGCAGCAGTCATTGGTTTTGTAACTGCAATCATGGTTGCTTTTGGTGTGAATGATTTAACCATTGAACAGGTGGTTGGACTTATCACAGCAGCATCTACACTGATTGCTTACATCATTGGTGAAGGCATGGTGGATGTTGCAAGGGAAAAGAACAAAAGTGAAACAGAAAGTGACGGTGAATAACTATGACAATTAAAATAACTCTTGACCCTGGGCATGGTAAAACAGGCAATCCTTACCCACCCCAAAAAGGTTATTATGAAGGAACACAAATGTGGAAGCTTGCAAACTTCTTAAAAGCTGAACTTAAAAAGTATGGTTTTCAAGTTGTGACTACAAGACCAAATTTGAATGATGACCCTTCCCTTTCAGACAGGGGTCAAACAGCAGGGAAAAACGGTTCTTCCCTTTTCATATCCCTTCACAGTAATGCACCTGCAAGTGCTTCTGATACAAAACCAACAGGGTCTGTTGTCTATTATTCTATGACAGACTCAAAAAACAAGGTCTTTGCGGATTTAGTTGGAAAAAAGGTATCTGAAATTATGGGTCATTATTATAGGGGAAGTCTTACAAGACAATATCCTGATAAGCCTGGTGTTGATTATTATGGTGTAATTAGGGCAGCAGCACAAAGTGGATGCAAAGCAGCTTTTATTGTTGAACATGGATTCCATACCAATATTAAGGATTCAGCATTCCTTATTGTGGATGCTAACCTTCAAAAATTGGCGGTAGAAGAAGCAAAAGTGATTGCACAACACTTTGGTCAAGATACAAAAGAAAAACCCCCACAGGTCAATCCTGGGGTTCTGTATAGGGTTCAGACTGGTGCATTCAGTGTGAAGTCAAATGCAGATGCGTTACTTGCAAAAGTAAAGGCAGCAGGATTTGATACCTATATGGTCAAAGTCAATGGACTGTATAAGGTTCAAGTTGGTGCTTTCAGTGTAAAAACAAATGCTGATGCTATGGCTGCAAAGTTAAAGGCAAAAGGATTTGATGTTTACATTACAACCGAAAGTGGAACACCTGTTGCATCTGAAACACAAAAGACAAAACCTGAAATTAAGGTTGGAAGTAAAGTCAAAATCAAACAGAACGCAAATGTGTATGGTAAGACAACAAAGTTCCAGTCATGGATATATCCTTTGACTTGGATTGTACATTCCATGAGTGGTGACAGGGTTGTTATCAACAAAGATACCACAGGTAAATATGCAATTATGTCACCTGTAAAGCTATCAGATTTGACATTGGTTGGATAAAATATTTGTTACTAATGTGTTACTAACCACTGGGTTTTAACCCTTCCTTCTGTGTTCAAAAAGTTCAACAATCCGCATAAATACAGGGTTTAAGGCACTTGTAAATTGAACAAATTCATGATATAATATCCACTGGAAACCCCCAACTGCTGATTTATAGCGGTTGGGGGTTATTTTTGTTACTAACCTGTTATTAGTTCAATTCCGTTCAACCTTTTTCTTGTCTATCAATTCAATGGCATCTTTAAGTTCTTGAATTGTCTTGTGGGTGTAAATTCGTTCACCCACTTCCATAATAGTTCATATTATAAGGAAACCTTGTTCAATTTTGCAGGTGTTGGGTTCAGCTTCCTGAAATAGTCAACCATCTGTGCTGCATTGTACCAGTCCTTGGTTGCATCAATGACAATTGTTTTCAGGTCATCAGATTGATAGCTGACAAGCAGGAAG